CCAGCAACACCCAGACCGCGCACAAGGGTTTCAAGCCCAAAACCTTGACCGTGTCGCTGATGATCCCTTTTGTCGACGGGACGCAGCTGCGCACGCTGATGCGCTTGGCGGAAGCCACGGCCGGCGGTGGCCAGCTCAAAATGTATCGAATCGTCAACGACACCGCCGCTGCGTTCGGCATCCGCGAGGTGCAGTTTTCGGACGGTGTCAGCGCCCGGGAGGACGACACCCTGGCCGCTTGGCTGGTCCAGTTCACCCTGTCGGAAAAGGCCTCAAACCCCGAGAAGGTCGAGCAGCGGCGGGCAGTGAATGGCGTCAGCTCGCAGTCTGCCCCGGGCCAAGCGGTGGGTGGATCAGGTGCCGCCGGCGAATCCGGCAATGGCCAGGAGCTGAGTGGCTTTGAAAAGACCCTCAAGAAACTGGACGACTACCTGGCGCCTAAAACATGAAGCTGCATAAGGTTTTGACAATCGCCGGCCAGGTCTACCCGCTGATCAAGGACGAAGTACGCCTGGACATCAAAAGCCCTGGTCGGGCCACGTTCACGGTGCAGGCGGGCGAATCGCTGAAAGGCTTGGTCACATTGGATATCGGTTACAACGAGAGTACGTTGCAGCGCCACTTCCTTGGCTATGTCGAGCGCTCGACCGCTGCCAACAGCACCCAGCAGGTGGTGGCCTGCCGTGAGCTGGCCTCGATCTTGGCCAACCCCTTGCCCCTGAACCTGCGGCACGTCGACCTGCAGGCGGTGCTGGCTGAGATCAGCGACAAGACCGGGCTGGGATTCAGGGTTCCGGACAAGGCCTATGCCAAGGTCAAGGCACCGTTTTTCTATAGCTTGGCGTCGGGCTATCTGGCCATGGACAGCTTGGCCAGCGTGTTCAGCATCCCCGACTTTATCTGGCAGCAGCAGGGCGATGGAGAGGTGTTTGTGGGCAGTTGGGGCGACAGCTTTTTCGGCTCCCGTCCTGCGCTGCAGCTGCCCGTCGAACTGTTCGACGGTTACCAGGGCAATCAGAGCGCCATGATCGCGCCCCTTCCAGGGCTTCGACCAGGTGCGACCATCAACCAGGGCGAGCGGATCACCAGTGTGACCCTTGCCGGCAATCAAATGGCGATCAAATGGACGACGCAATCCGGCGCAGCGTAGCGCGCCAATTCCCTGAACTCAGTGGCGGTTATCACCTGCCGCGCTTTGGCCGTGTGGTCGCGGTACCGGATGCGCCGGCGGCGCCCGGGCTGTGCGACGACTTCCGACCGCGCTTCGGTGTCGACGTCGAAGTCTTGCTGCCGGATGGTGAGCCGGATCCGGATCTGCCGATCCTGACCAGCCTGCCATTGCCGGCGCCGATGGGCGGACAAGAAGCTGGCATGTTCGGCTTCCCGGAGGAGGGCACTACCGTGGTGGTCAGCTTCGCCTATGGCCTGCCGAGCAAGCCCTTCATCACGCAAATTTTGCCGCACGGCCTGAGCCTGCCCCGGGTGCCGAAAGGCGACCAGGTGTGGCAACACAGTGAGGCCTGTCAGCAACGCATCGACGCCGACGGCAACTGGCTGCGCCAGACCGATGGCAAGATCCAGGACAAGGCGATCGAGCGCGAAGTCGAAGCCCTGGACAACACCGAGAGCTTCCAGAACCACACCAGAACGGTGGACGACCATTCGACCGAGTCAGTGGGTGGCATCAAGAAGATCGAGGCGCTGGGCGCGCTCAAGCTGCTGTCGGGCGGATCTGCCAGCCTGGCGGCGGTGGATGACCTACACCAAGCCACCGGCCGTGATCTGAACCTGGTGGTGGGGCAGAAGCACAACGCCACGGTCGGTGGCGACATGCAGGAGAAAATCCAGGGCTTGCGCAAAAGCGTGGCCGGGATCAGCCAGCAACTGCGGGCGCCAAAGAACTGGATCGGGTCAGGAACGGTGAATCTGTTTCAGGTGGTGTGCGACACGCTGGATCTGCTGCAGCAGATGAACATCCAACTGGCCGCACACACTCACGTACCAGGACCAACGCCGAGTCCGACCGATGCGGCGGGATTTACGGAAAAGGCGGCGCGATTGTATACACTCTCCTCCAAATTGAAGGTTATTACCCTCTAATTCAAGAATCGCGCCTGGGTTCAACTTACCTTAACATTACCCATACAGGGTGTCTGATGATATGGAGAGAACAGAATGGGTGGGTTCACAAGGAAAATATCTAAACGCATTGGTCACGTTCGTCTAAAAGTTGGATATTGTTTGATTTGCGGCGAACATGGAAAATTAAGTCAAGATCATGTTCCACCCAAATGTTGTATTACTATACGTCCTACGGAACAGCGCTTGATTACCGAGATGATGGGGGTTGATGCATCGACATTCAAAGGAGTTCCAACGCGAAACGGAAGTTCATTTAGAACTATATGCCAAAAATGCAATTCTGCTTTAGGTCTTTGTGATGAAGTTGTGGGTAAGGCATACAAAGAGCTGACTCGTCAAATAGTGGAATATTTCCGGCCTCTTGATAAGTTATATCATTTTGCTTCTACTTCCATAGATGCGATTACCTATGCGCGGTCTATGATTGGCCATATGCTTGCGGCGACAACCGATACCGAATGTCTATATCCACCTGCCTCCACTGATTTTTTTGACCCGCTTCAAAGTTTCGTACTGGGCGACGATACAGCGCTCTCTAATACACATGATATCTATTATTGGTTTTATCCTAGAAACATGCATTTGAGTGCAAAGCTCGTAGGCGTGCACAATAAAGGGCATCAAGCGTTGGTTGGAATCCTAAGCTTCTTCCCAGTCGCCTTTATGGTAACGAAGAAGAATGAAGGAATATACCCGGCTCAAGCTATTAAGCTTGAGTTGACGGATAAAAAGATGACTATAAATCTTACGTCTGCAAATCTGACCTTTGCGGACTTTCCTTTTGTACCTCTAACAGGCGATCAGTATTATATGTTAGATGATGATCGGGCGATAATTAGCTACCCTGTTGGACGATAATGGTTTCATTTAAATTATAGATGTCGTCACGCTGTGGCGACATCTATATGAAGTAAAAAGATGTTCTATGCGATCTTCTTTTCGGCTGCTCTAACCACCATTTCTATTGGGTTGGAAAATGGAATTTCGTTAGATGAACTTGGGTTGGAGCTTCTGAATAGGCTATCGAGAGCCAGTTTGCGATCCATGTCAGCATTCAGTTTGTTTTCGCTTAACAGAGCTAGATACGTTTTAGTGAATACTATTCTCTCTGCTGCGTCATTCATGTAGTGCGTATTGGAGTTGTATTGGTTTAAGCATATCCTAATCAAAAGCCCCATTAATGTGAGAAGGAGGAACGCGCCTGAAATGTCCGCAATTATTGTAGCGTTGGCAGGGGTGAATTTATCTTGGGTTGACCTTGTATTGGGGACGTTCAAGTTGTCACTAGGCACGCTTTTGCTTGTTGTTGTTGTTGTTGTCGATGTAGACGTAGATGGCGAGGCCGGAGCGGAAGTAGTTGGTGTGGCAGAGGCAGATACGTCCGCAACGTTGTTGCTGTGCATCAGCCTTGCTAGGCCCGTCGCACCGCCTGCACTGTAATAGCTAATCAGTCCAAAAAAAGTCAGTAGCATCGAAACGAGTACAGCGACCAACCATCGATTTTTGGCTTTTTGGTGGGTGATTTTTCTTTCGCCCCAATATTCCACAGAGGCTTTGAAATCCGCTGTGTCATGAAATGCTGATCTGGCTGCATTTACATCATTCTTTGCATCGGTAAAAGTATTTTCGGCATCGTTTCTAAGATGTTTGGCTTGGTCTCTGTAAAATTTAATACGTTTTTCAAACATTTTTTTCTGCAGCGAAGCTCGAGCTTCATATTCGATTTCAATGGTGCTTAGTATATCTTTGGTTTTTGATATTTCTTCTTGAAGGTTATTGTTTGCATCTTTTACTGTCGCTTCAAAAAAACTTATTTGTGACCTGATGCTATCCTCTTCGGATTTTATAATCAGATCGCTTACCTCTTCTCTGGAGAATATTATGTGAGAGGCGAGATTTCTTTCGTATGAAAGGTTTACGTCACCCATGGATGATTTTATATTGTTATGCGCTTGCCATAATGAAACGCGCTGAGGAAGTATATATAGTAAAGCGAAGTAGGCAGTCGACTGTCCATGTTTTTCTTTTATTTCTTCAACTAATTTAGCTTCCGCGGAGTTTCGGTCTAAGTATGGTGCGTTCTTCGTTCCTAACTCAGCTATGCTATGGATGTTAGGGTTGTTTATGAAGGCTGTAAGGCGATTGATAGGTTCGAAGAAAGCAAATCTATATAGTTCGGCCGATCCATGGATGTACTCAAGGGAGTTCAGCCACGACCAAAATATCTTTTCTTCTTCAAGCCATCTTTCTAAGCCCTTCAGCTCTCTGAACTCTACAGTTTTAGTACCCAACCTAACGGCGAAAAAATTTTCTTCGTTATCGATGTTTGACATATTTCATCCTTGGTTATTCTCGCGATTAGCATGTTTGTGTATCTCAGCTTACGGTTAGCAGAGAAAGTCGCATCAGACTACCACCGGTGACGGTGAAAATAACCATAGCGCCAGATAGGTTTTTCTACTGCGGTTACTCTAAGCGACACCACCAAGATTGCGCATAGGCACAACCGTTTATGTACTCAATCCCGCTTAAGACAAAGCCCGTAACGGCCATCCCTGCCAGTGTTGCGTCTAAGAGCCGTGGTAAGGGATCCGGGTCAAGAGGCATACCCACTTCCAAGCGTGCGACATTGGCGCTCCGACCGAGCTCGATGCTGTTCTCTGAGTTCACCATTACATTGCCCCTTATCGCTTGGTAACGGCGCCGTTCCTGAGGATCAAGGGCGATGCCCAGGCGACGCATTGGGGTGACGAGCATATGCATAAGAAAGCCTTTATCTACTCGCCAATTTGACGATCTATCAGCGCTTCCACCGCGTAGGCCAGTGCGCCGTCGGCCTGCTCCAGAAGATCGCTGAGGTCGTCGCGATCAATCACCAGAGCCCGATGCAGGGCGTGAGCCTGTCTAAGCAAGGCTTTATGGTGAGCCCCGGGGTGATCGAGCAATGCAACGTTGTCCCGCAGCATCACTTCCCATAACGCGATCGCCCTGGCCTTTTCGGTCAGCGGTTCAAGGTGTTCCTCGCTCATCACTCTCTCCTCATAAGCTTGATTTTATGCTGTATGAATAAACAGTATATTGCCAGAGGAACGTCAGGCTATAGCGGCCCGATAAAGCGCCGGTCAAAAGGGAGCGACGCGCGCGCTGAAGAAAGGTGTGAGCGAAGAAAAAAACAGCTGAAAAAGCACTTATCCCCCTCCCGCCGACGGGCTTTGCGTCCTTTTTTTGTGCAAATCCGGATGTAGTGCAAACGAACCTGCAGCCCAGGCGGGCCGTGGGGCTCTGCAGGAGATCGGTCATTTCACAGAGTGCAAAGTTTTGAAGGGAAATGCAGCGCGGTTGCACAACGGTGCTGGAGGCGGTCACGAAGGGGGTAGCGCTGGAGGCCCCGGTTTAAAAGGGACGCGCATCTGAAAACTGGTTCTTTGATGAGTTTTCGAATTTCGAACGACTCGAATCAGAAGGGTATGACAGCGCGGATTGAAACTCGTCGAAGATGTTGAAAGGCTTCTACACCGGGACTTTCAAGCCATTTACGGCATTTCATTTGCTGTCAGGAAGGCGGGGGTGGACCGCAATAGCGATGGTGGCCTCTAACTGATCCAGCGTGTAAGGCTTATGAAGATAAATCGCCGATGGCGGGATCAACTGCTCGTCTACCAAGTAACCAGAGGAGAGAATCGACGGAATGGAAGGCCACCTTTCGTTCGCCATGCGTATAAATTCGGTGCCTTGCATCCCTCCAGGCAAACCGTGATCCGCAATAATGAAGGCGCAATCACCTTCTATTTTTACGAGGTAGCTCATCGCCTGAATGGCGTTATCGAAACCCGCTGATGTATATCCAAGCTCAGCCAGAAACTCTTCCAGAAGCATCCGTACAACCGGTTCGTCCTCGATAACGATTACGCGACCAAGCACAGGTCGCGCCTCCTTCCCATCTGCGGTCACGCTAGGTATTCCTTGTTCGGATTGCCCGTGGATCTGTTTATCGAGTGTAAGCGCTTTTTCAGGAGCGCCGCGGCAAAAGGGTAATTTTGGTAATAGCGTGTGGGAAATAGGCTGGAGCCCTTATAAAGCGCGGCTTTGGCGTATTACCTTTGAGGGTAATATCTGGTAAGGCAATAGGTAATATTTTGGCAAGTTGTTGATTTTAAAGGGTTTTGTTAGGTGGTGAAATTACTAGGTATAAAGGTAATTTTCTAACCTGTTCATTACCTTATTATTACCTTTTCAATTCGTGATTAAACTACTGATTTTATTGAGTTTTTCGTCTGATTAAAAAAAATATTACCAAAATTACCTTTTTCCCAGAGGTCAACCGAAAAATCGACCGATCGGGCTGGGCAAAGGAATTGGGCTGACTCGCACGCAGAATGTGATACGCCCCCGATTGAGCGTAGCCATGCATATGCAGGAGGCCTTGAAAACAAAAGGAGCGAGAAAAGGGAGTCGAACCCTCGTTATCCGCTCGGGAAGCGGTACAGGGGCATCGATACCTGTGTCCAACATCTGGAAAAGGAAATAGATCGGATTCGGCCGCTCGGTCGGAATCGTGGATTTGCCGCTACCTGTGAACGGAGTGAATGATCGGGGAACTTGAAACAGAGCTCACACGTTCAAGGTCGGATCGAAGATCCGCGACAAGGCTGGCGATCGCATGACCGCAATTGAGCTGTGCAATCGATATGCCGGTGACAACGAGAGTTTCTTGATTCGAGTTGCCTTGATAAAAACGAACGGTCAAAGCCTCTGGTAAATCGACCGTGCATTCGCAGCGTATCGGCAGGAAACTTTGCTCTATGAGGTGACGTAGTTCTAGAGTCGACAACATGGCGGCAGACCTCGACTGGAGCATCCATGATGGTTGTCAGGCGGGAAGCGCCTAGAAATTAGCGCTGGATAGACTCCTTAAACTCATGGCTCGGAGCCCTTATTAGAGTTTAGGTGTGAGCCCCTCCAGGCATTAGATCATTTTGCTCTCGCGGCTTGGAAAGGCCACGAGTCAGTTGCACTCCATCAGCTTCAGGCAAGCTATTCAGCATTTGCCTTGTCAATTTCTCGCCAACAGTCGGTGATCCCCAATTGTCCAAATGGACAGGGATGTGAAAGGTAGCGGGTCAGCTAGTCTCTAATGGTTCGCCTCGCCAGTTGCTGCCTGATCAGCTCGTCCCTGAAGCGGCTGGCGAAGTGAACTCTTCCACTCGCCATGTCTGCCAGCCCGCCTTTTATGCGCATTTTGCTAACCGATGCCCCGACTCTTCAATCGAGCCAGGCCTTGTTTAATATGGCCTGCGTTTTCCCCGATGGTCTGAAGTGCTCCACGCACATTGTCACCAACCTCGGCCACCCCTTGTTGTTCCACGCGTATCGTCAGCTCCATGACTGCAGCCTCGAGCGCCAGTTGGTTGTGGTAGATCCTTTCCAGTACATCCGACAGTGAATAGTCATCTGGCATGACGTCGACTCCTTTCGAGAAGATCCAAGCATAGCAGCGACAATGCCCGTGATTGGAGCCGAAACCGGTTGCTTGAATTTTGCTACAGAGAAGGAAGTGGATGGAAAAAGGCAGGGGAGGGAATGAAGTTGGTACGAAAGTGGTACGGGGAGTTTCACGGTGCCATGAAGAGCCTTGTTTACAGGGCTGGGACGGTTAGTGCGGCCAATCCATCATCGGAGCTATGGCGAGGGATGTGGACGAGTCTTGCAGTGGTTCTTCAGAGCATATGTGTCAAGGAAGTCGAGGAACCAGATAGATGGGGCAACGAGGCGTCCGGGGAGGGCGCCCCTTTGTGACGTCAGGACGGTTCAGCATCCATACGTCTGGCAACGACATCCAGCACATCGCAGCCATCGCGCAAGGGTATGCAGCAAAGCATTGCGAAATCGCTGAGTATCACCGAATCCGTGGTGATGTCGCCGCGCATCGCGAGGTTTTCCAGGATCTGTGTTACCGCGCCAATTCGGTAGCGTGCGGTGCTAAGCAGTGAGTGCAGCGGTTGGGTGGTATTTACATACAGCGAGGGGAGGTCGTCGGCGTTGCTGGTTAAAGCCATAAATTCTTTCATGAGTGATTGCCTTGAAGTGAAGTGAGATCACCTACCACTCGTTGTCGCCAAACAATGGGTGGTAGCTGTACGCGGGTTGGCGAACCGGACAAGGCACAAACCGGCAGACCCGAAGATCTCCCACGCACAGCCACCAAAAAAAAGGTAGCCAAGTGCGTTTAGAAACTCTCCGAGCTGGCTCGGAGGTTTCTGTGCCTTATCATCGAGTCGCCAAACCCGACACGCCATTTGGGCGTGGACCGGACTATAGGCCTCGTGACAAAAGCACAGCAATGCGCAAGTGTACGGACAATTCCCAGAGTCGTGTAGGACGGTGCTCTTTTGACAGTTTGTCTGGGGAACCCCCTTTTTTTGCGTCAGGAAACCGCGGTACCTGAACCAACGCTGTCACCCAGCAAAGTTTCATAATTCCAGGTGCTCTCTCGGCATAGGATGACTACCTAAGATCACCGCGCTTCCAACCCACAGGAAACTGAAAAATGATCTCGAATCTCTTCAAAGTCGCTCTGATCGCCGGTGCATTGCTATTGAGCGCCTGTTCGGGTGCAAGCACCCATAGCGAATTTTCGGAAGCCACCCTGCCGTCTGCCGGTTTTGGTCCGGGGCCTACCAACAACCCCAATAAGATGAATTTCCATGGCAGTGCGCTCGGCAACAGCTTCGGCGAGTACAGTTCGGGGTTGTTGCACGACGATTAACGGCGGAAGTGTTTCCGCCGTTTTGCGTTTTGCCTGATGTTCCGTGTGCTTTGGGTTGGCGACTGCTGCGCAGCCGGACGCAGGCTTCGCCAGCTGCTACATGGATTGTGTAGGTGGCGGCTATTTGGGCTCGGGTGTCGCTATCCATTG